TTAAGAATTATAATCATTCGGATGTTAATTCTAATATAAATGTACGCAAGAAATGATAGAAATGACATAACAACTAATATCACTTTAACTTAGGTATTTGATGTTAGTTGTATAATAATAATATTTATTCTAAATTTATTTTTAATATTACAATATAATTTAAACACTTGTTGATTTAATGATTTATGATCCAAGAAACACTAAAACTTATCAAAAAATTTGGTTTGAAAATCAAAGATGGTATGATAGATTTTAAAGATTTTATAGAGAAAATAGCTAAACCAAAAGCTGAGCAAATGTATTTTACAAGAAATAAAGAAAAAATAAAAATAAATAATATATGGTACATTACAGAAAAAAAAATATGGGAATTAATAATAAATGGTAATACACAAAATATAAATAAAATAAAAAAAGATTTTAATACTAAGGAGGTAATTGATGAGTTGTTTATTGATAAAGAAGAAGTTAAATCATCAGAATCACAAAATTTAATATTTCTAAATTATGAAAATAGAGACTTTACTATTTTAAGAACTATTGATAATAAACTTTATTTTAAAGGAATTGATATTGCACTATCTCTTGAATACAAAGATTGTTCAACTGCTCTTTTATCAGTTAATCCAAGATATAAATTTTCTTTTAAGGAATTGTCTCAAAAATCCAATCTTAGTGAAAAAGATAAATTTATTGCAGGTAAAACAACATATCTTAATATTTCTGGAGCATTAGAACTGATTATGAGATCTAAAAATAAAAATGCTGTCAAAATGCAAGAATGGGTATTAGAAGATGTATTACCGACTATATTCAGAACAGGTAAATACGAAGTATTCAATGATAATGCTCCTATTCTCTACAAAAGTATTCATGAACTTAATAATAGAAAAAGCTTCTACATTATAAGGATCGATAAAAATGTAAATTATTTTAAATTCGGAATTACAATAAATATGGGAAGAAGAATTGGTGATCATCGAAAAGTATTTCCAAATGCTGAAATAGTTCATCTAATTTATCATACTGATATAGCTTATTTGAATAAATTAGAATGTAATTTCAAAAGACTACTAAAACAGTACCAGCAAAATGTATACTTTAATAATGCAACTAATAAATTTCTCACTGAAGAAGAACTTATAAAAGACAAAATGATTGAATACGATAATTTTGCAGGTTATGGTACTGAATTTTTTAAAACAGATAAAGATAATACTTTTGAAAATATTAAACTTCATTTGAACAGTGTAATCGAAAAAGTTAACGATACTTGGAATAATTCAAAATACGTAACTGACCCTGAAGTTAATAAAAAAATAACTTCTCTTAGTAATGACTTTAATAACTTTAAAGGCGATATTGATACTATGAAAGGCGATATTGATACTGTGAAAGGCGATATTGATACTATGAAAGAAATGATGATGATTCTACTAAAAACCCAAAACATAGATACATCTCTATTATCTTTTAATAAACCAATTGAGGAAACTAACAAAGAGCAAATAAAAGAAGATATAATTGAACCAGAAGAAGAGATTATTAATAAATGTATAGATTGTGGTACAAAAGTAAATGGAATAGATAGTAGATGTATTGAATGCTCTAATATCCAACAAAAATTAAATTACAAAAAGAAAAAATCAAATAAAGTAATAATCGATTTATCTACTAAAAATACTATCAAAAAACAGGAATCTATAAATATAAAAAGTTGCAATGTAACTAATTTGAAAAATCATAAAAAAGTAGAAAAGAAGTGTTTAGATTGTGATAAACTAATTAGGAATAAATCAGAAAGATGTGAAAAATGTTATAATGTTTGGTTAGTACAACATAATAGAAAAACTAGATCAAAACCTAAGAATGTTTGTCCAGATTGTAATAAACAGATTACAAGAACTTCAAAAAAATGCGATCCATGCTACAAAAAACAGTTATTCTTAGAAAACATCAAAAATAGACCAAAATATTCGGTTTTAATAAAAGAAGTACGCAATTTAGGTTATACCACTACAGGTAAAAAATACAATGTGTCCGATAAAAGTATTAAAAAGTGGATTACTAAATACGAAAACTACAAATTATTAGACTGAATTATATTAGTATATTTTATTTATTATTTAATCTTTAAATAAATTACTCTTTTTTGTCACCACTTAGAGCATCCAAGTATTTGTCAACCATATTGGAGAGTTCATCTTTAGAAGCTAGACCTGAATGGGTATGAACAACAGTTTTATCAACTAAAAATTTCATAGTTGGAATAGAAGCAATATCATAATTTTCAGCCAACTCATCAAGTGTTTCACAATTTACTTTAATAAAAACAACTGATTTTCCTTCAAATGAATCAGCTACATCGTTAAATAGAGGGCCTAAAACTTTACATGGGCCACACCAACTAGTGAAAAAGTCTACCACTACTAAAGAATTATTTTGAGATGCTTGATCTAAAACATCATTAAAATCTTGTTCTGTTGAAACTTCTTTTACCATAATAATATTAATAAATTAGTATTTTTAAATCAATTTTTAACATTATTTTATGCGTTTAATATTAATATTTATATACTGAACACTTTTATAATTAAATGATTTTCAAAGGATTAAACAAATTATATTTTTCAAAAGTAGGAACAAAAGATAGTTATGAGATTATTAAATGTAAAGAAACACCTCATTTAATACTTTTCAGTAGATTAAATGGAATACCTCTTGCGTCAATATCTTTAAGAAGTCAAGAGACGTTGTATCAATCTAAAATCAATGGAACAAGAGGTAAAAGTTTAATATCTCATCTACCATCTGATAAAGAAGGAAGGCAAAGAGTACAAGGTTTAATAGATCAAAATAATCAAAAATTCGAATTAGTCATATCTAATTTATTGCCTGGTAATTATAACGAAAAAAAAGATTATATTAATTTTAACATTTTAAAAACTAATGAAAAAGTTACTGAAACAAATCCTGGAGGTGTAAATCAAGTTAATGAACTCAGACCAAATGAATCTTATTCTATCAAATCAGATTATACTGAGGGCAATAAGTGTTTAATACTTAGTTCTCTTAATAAAGAAGATGATGGTATGGAATTAACTATAAAAGAAGATGAAGAACAAGCCAAACACACAGGGAAATCAACAAAAGGAACATATCTTTATCTTTCTGTAGTTCCACAAATAGGATCTAAATATGCAGGACTTTTTGAAGATACTATTTGGAAATCTTGTGAATATTTTGTAAGAAAAGAAGTTCATATATCTAATAACGATTTTACATCTTCATATTTTAAAACTTTGTGCAATAATATGAATAATAATCATCATTTAGAAGGTCAAGTATATAATGAAGAGATATTAAATGATTATGATGATTTTGATGATTTTGATGATTTTGGTGATTTTGGTGGTTTTAATAATGTCAACTCAAAAAAAGAAACTTTTCCATTGCCAAAAAATACTACTTTCTTTACAAACTCCAATATAAATCTCAAAAGAAATAATACTTTTACAAAAGCAAATAATGAATTTAGATCATTACCAGTGATGCCAAATAATGTGGTAAATCCTTTCAAAGCCAATTCTGATCAAGATATTTACAATTCAAAGGCATCTAAAATTAAACATGGCGAAGTAATAAAAGTCAATTCATGTGAAACAAACATAATGTATGATTTTAATAAATTTTCTCATCCTATTGTTATGGGTTTGTCTGTTATGGAAAATCTTAAATTTAATCCTGAATTGAATGATAAAGCAGTTTTAGAATTAAGTAAACCATTGGTAGATAGTTTAATAAGCTTTTCACAAGTAGAAGATGAATTAGAAAAACAAGAAAAAAGAAAACATTTTTTAAGCTTTATAGAAAATGAAGTTTATGATCAAAATATGTGTGTATTAACAATGGATGAAGATGATAAGCCTGATACAATATTATACACTTGTGGACATAAATGTATAAAATATGAAAATCTCTCTAAAGATTTAAATAATTGTCCAATATGTAGAACAAGAATTCTAGCTTATTTGAGAGTAAATAAAGATACTGAGGAAGATCTAAGTTATGTAGCTAAAGATGTAAAAGGAAAAACAGAAATTTTATGTTAATAAATTATTAAATTAACCATTCTTTTTCTTTATCTAATAAAGCGACTGCTAGACAATAACCATGACCAAAATTGTGTTTTTCATCATTTAACATAATTTTAATATTTTCTTCATTAACTAACATTGTATTTTGTTCAATGAAATCTTTCTTTAAAGAATATTTGCCCATATAATAAGGCAAAGACTCTTGATGTGGTCCATCTACTTCTATTATTAATAGATTTTCTCCTTTTTTTAACCTTTCTTGCAAAGATTTAAATTTTGCTTGTTTCTTTACTAAATTAACATATTCAGGTCCATAAATTTTCTTTCTTGCTTCTATATAACCCAGTTTTTTATTAGGATCATCTATAGATTTCAAGGAGTATTTTACTGTATGTCTTTGGCTGAAAGTTACAGGATATCTGACAGCATAACTATTCTTAAATCCTTTTTCCCTCCATTTTTTATAATTATTATTAATTTTATTATCTTCTATATGTTTTTCCTCTCTATGTTCCCATATGACTGTTTTATCATATCTTGAATAAAATAGTTTAACTTTAGGAACTTTTTCATAAACTTTACTAAACTGCCATATATTCTCCATAATTTCACCATTTTCATTTTTGAGATAATATGGAGACAATTCCCAAAAAGGAGAAGATTTCATTAATACAATTACTTTTGTGAACCCATTATACTTAGGTAAATTAGCTTTTCCATTTCTATCATAAACAACTCGGCCAACTCTTAGCATAATATTATGCTTTTTAAAAATTAAAGATTAAATCATTTTTTTTATCTTTAAATAAATTATTTCATTTCAGGAACCATCAAATCATAAATAACAGATGCAATAGATGAACTTGCTCCCTTTGTAACTGCTTTATCATTTATAATTTCAGTTATCATTTCTTTCAAATTTAATTTAACTGTTTCATCATTTGATGCTTGAATAAAAGCATTTCTTAATAGTTCTGCAAGATTATTTTGAACATCTTTTTCTAATACAAGTTGCAGAACTTTTGTTTTAAGTTCACCTCTAACATAAATTGAGTTTATAACTTTAATTATCAAACTATTTATGTCTCTCTCTATATCTGCATCTTCAACTAAATCTTTTATTGCCTTTTTCACAGATAATCTTAGTTCTTGTTTTACTATAGTTTTAGAAGCTAATCTTTCTAACTCTTGAGGTAAAAATTTATGAATAGCTTCTCGGGTTATATATACTAAACTCCCTGCTAAAATACTATAACCAATAATCTTTTTAAAATCTAAATTCATTAATTATAAATTTATCAAAAAACTAATAAACTTCAATATTTTAACTTTTAATTAGAGTGAATTAAATGAAGTATTTTTTATAATTAGAATATATATGAAATATATCGTCATAGTTATTACAGTTATTTTTACAATTATAGTGTTATTACATTTTATTGTATTGTTTGGTAAACGTGAACAAACTTTTATAGGAGAAAATTTTGAGAATGAACTTAATAATATATCAGAAACAACACAATTTAATTATGATGAAAAAAATAAGACAACCAATATATTTAGTAATAAAGCGATTGAACAAGATAAAAATAAGGTTGACTCTCCTTTACATGAACAAGAAAATAGATCTATAGAAGATATAAAAAAAACTAATCCTTCTGAAGATACCACATTTGATGACAGACTGTTTGATCCACATTTTAATGATCCATATAATAAGACTATATATTACGAAAATAAAGAAGAAAATGGGTTAAATTCAGGTATTAAAGACTGTATTAAAAATTGTGATGGAAGTTGTCTAGAATATGGTATTAGTGGTAATGCTTGGTGTTTTCCAAAAGTAAAATAATTTTAAATAAAAGAAATCTAATACTTATTAAAAATAGTTTTTTTTAAATTCATGAGCCATTCACCAACAAAAAGATTACTGTCCCATATTATTAAATCTTTCTTAAGTTTTAATAACTCATCACAAGAGTTTTTTAAACACTTCACATAATTAGACATTTCATCATCACTTTGATCCGGATCAAATTCAAGATACTCTGAACTAAAAACTATTTCAGGTCCTTCATTTGGATAATTTGCAGGAAGTTTCATAGTAAAAGATATAAAATGACCTGTATTAAAAGTAAACATACCTGTAAAATCTTCTAGATCTCTATTTTCTGAATCAATCGGTCCATAACTTACACCTACAAATTCATTTGAACTATCGATCTCTTTCCTAACACGAAAAGGACGCGGGAATTCGAGAACCTCTCTGTCAAGTTTCATAATATAGTATAAGAAAGTTTTATTTAATTTCAGTTTTTTCTAAAATATAATATATGACAGCAAAGGTTGTTCTTTATTATTTGAATGGTTGCAAATATTGCGATCAATTTAAACCAACTTGGGAAGCGTTAAAAACTACATTTGATAAAAATAACATTGGTCACGTTGAAATTGAAGCATCTAATGTATCAAAAGAAAAAGAGATCAAAGGTTACCCAACTATAAGAATTGAAACTGCAGATGACGAATATGAATATAATGGCCCAAGAAACCCACAAGAAATTATGGCAAATGTAACTGCAATTATGAATGATGGTAATGTTCTTGATGGTGGTTATCAAGACGAACCAGAATTGGAAACTGAAGATGATATGCCTGAAATGGATGAAAATGAAAATGAAAATGAACAAGAACAAGAACAAGAACAAGAACAAGAACAAGAGCAACAAGGTGGTTCTAATTATGAAGCCAAATATAAAAAATATAAAGCTAAATACCTTCAACTTAAAAGTTTTATGGAAAAAAATGGTATGCTCTAAATAATTTCAAATAAAAGTTATAAATTATAAATTATAAATAAAATTACCATCTATTATAACGAGGTCTAGCAGATTTCGCTACTTGACCTTTTTTATGATAACCATTCTTTTCTGAATTCTTCATAGCATCAAGTAATTGTGATTCCCTAACATTTTTATTGACTGAAGGAATATTATTCCAAATGAAATATTCTGACCATTCTGTTATTTTATTAACTTCTTTGTGAATTTTTTTAATAGTTTGTTTTGTTTCTTCATCAACTATTCCACAATTTTTATCTAATTCATCTAAATCTATTTTATTTGTTAATTCAATAAACTTCTTTTGAAAACATACTAAATTTCGTGAAACTTTAGAAGCTATGAAAGTTTTTTTGTATCTTTCTTGTTTTGGATCCATTAATTCAGGATATTTTGCAGGATTACGTGCATTTCCTACTGCATACCAAAAAAAATTACGTGTATCGACTTCTTTTATAAATTGAACTTTAACATCTTCCCATGAATATTGATCCGACAATATTATTGCAATAAGCCAAGTTCCGAGATTAGGAATATCTTTCTTAGTGGTTTTGCCACTTATAAAGGTAGATATCATTTCATTACAATAATCAATAAGTTTACGATTTTTTTTACTTATGTAAAGAAGAGTACGATAACATCCATAATAAGAGTCTATAAACTTATCACTTGCTGATAGATTATCTCCAAGATTCATTATTTCAACTACTAAACTATTCATAACATTTGAAAACAATTCAAATATTTGCTCATGAATTGGTGCGTTTGTTTTCCCCATTTTAGATGCTATCTGAGTTAAATATTTGTAGAAAACTTCCTCACTTTTTTTAAAATGGGATTCATTAATAAAGATAACTATCCAACTATTAAAAGGTTTATTAGTTGTACTACCACGAATACCACTCTCAAACGCATCAAGTGAGAGATATTCAGCAGGACTACTTATAAATCTTTGACTAACATTAATACCATAACCAAGAATAGACTCTTTAAAACTTAGACCAAGAGCATAACATTTGACATTATCTGTTAAATTTTCTTTAACAATATTTTTCGTTACTTCTTCATCTAAATCTGGAATCTCAAAATCATATTCTTTAATTAATTGCTCACTTGACTTCTTAGTAATCTCAATTTGTGCAGGATCCGGATTGAGATATTGGCCATCAAGAAGAACACCTTGCATAGTTATAAGAATAGTTTTTACTGAGTAACTACTAGACCAACCGGATGCCTGACCATCTTTTCCCCATTCTGTGTGCACAGAAGCAAAATTACCAAAAAGGTCAAGACATATAACTTGACGACCTTTTTTGTCAAGAACTTGAGCACCTGATCTATAAGCTATTTTTGTCATGAAATAAGCATGAGGAGCTTTCACAGGATAATCACTTGGAAATTCTAAAGCAAAAATAATAGGCACACCTTTATAAGGTCCTGATTGTGCAATCACTATACAATTCCACTCTTTTAAATTACCATCAACCATATCAGCAGAAGCACCCACTAATGGTTCTTTAATTAGTTCTTTATAATCCTTTTTAAGACGTTTTATAGCATTAGGTGTTAATTGAGCAGAATCACTACTTGTGACACTCATTGTTATTTTTTATTATAATGATAATTCTCTATTCAATTTTATTAAAACAAATCATGAATACTTAATAAAATTTGATTAATTAGTTAAATATTAAAAGTAATTAGTCACTAAAGAAATATGGAGGATGAAACAATTAAAAATAAATTAGAAGAAATTATTAAAATTATAAATAATTATTTAACACTTAATAATAAACTAGAAGAAAATAATAAACTTTATTCGAGCGAAATTTTTAAAAACTGGATAAATAATGAAAAAAACAAGTCAAATAAAGAGAAATTTCTTAAAGAAGCTTCTCAACTTATTAAAAATTTAGATGTACTAAAAAATACAATAAAATTTAAAATAGATAAATTATATTATGATGAAAAACTTAATTTTATTGAAATAGAAAAAGCTTTTAGAGATAAAAACATTTCTGCTTATTTAATTGCCCAACCGAAAGAACCTGAATTAAAAGGTTCCAAAACAGTAAATTCAGATGATGAACCTGTTGAATTTACAACAAGTTTATTAATTACAGATGATCAAGAAGTATTAAAACATTATCTTAATGTAGAAAATGAATCCGAAGAAATTTTTAAAAAAAGAGTAGATATTAATTTAAGTTTACTTATTAAGTCAGGTATTGTTGTAGTTGATAAAGAAGAAGAAGTTAAAGAAGATCTGAAAGAGAAATACTTAATATATAATAAAAATAATGAAGAACTAAATGATTATTAAAAATTTTATTTAACTATATTTTTAAATAATTATTAAAAATTTGAATAATTTATTGAACTCTAAAACTTATTAAAGCATGGCTTTAAATCAAGAATGCGAATTATGCCTTGGTGCGATCATTGTCCCTGAGAATTTAGAATTATGGTATCTTTATAAATTAATTCCTTTTGCAAACAAAATTTGTGAAAAAAAGCTAACAAAAAAACAGATTGAAATAGTAATGCTCTTTAAAACTTCTTTTAATTTTAGGTTTTTTCTCAAAGAATTAATTAAACAAGGAATTATAATAAACAATTTATTAATACAAGAACTAGAAAGATTTGAAAAATCTAGGCTTGCAACTACAGAATTTGTTATTAAAAGTTTTCTTGCTGAAAAAAATCATGGCCAACTTATGACAGATCAATTAAATTGTACTAGATGTAAAAATATTTTTTGTAAATATCATTCTAACTTTATGTGCCATTATAAATGTAATTTTTGTTCAAAGTTTTGTTCACTTTGTTATTATTGCAATAATGAAAATAGTAATTGTTCTAAAAATAAAATATGTGAAGTTTGTGATAGTATTAATAACTTTAACATGCCATTTTCAGATGCAGTGATAGTTGATACTTTACCATTTAATGCAATAAATCCTTATCAATTTACAACTTCTTTTGAATTAACTCATCATGGTATAGACAAAGTAAAAGAGTTTATCAGTTCTACATGCAATAAATTCTTTTTAAAACAAAATGATCATGAAAATAGTAAGAAAAATAGTGAAGAAACATATGAAAATATTTGTATTGATAATGAAGGTTTCTATTATAATAAAAATTACAATGAAAACGATGATGAATGTTTCCATTATAATGAAAATGAAGATGACTGCTTCTATTATAATGAAAATGAAGATGATGATAATGATAAAGAAATAAATGATATAGAAAGAGAGACAATTATTAAAGAAATATCCGATGCATTGTCTGTAAATTAAATTTATAAAATAGAATAAAATTAATCTAATTTATTTATATAAATGGATACAACTTTCTTAATAGTTATATCATTGATAATTATTTTTGGGGTTTTATTTTTTAAAAAAACTCAAGAGGAATTTAAATATAGAACAGGATATTTTTGTCCGGATTGTTCAGATTTAAAATCATTTGCACAATGTTATGAGTGTGAAAATTGTGTATGGTGTCCCATGCATAAAAGATGTGAAAAAGGAGATGCTTTTGGACCTTATGGTGAAAAAGGTTGTAATTGTGATCAATGGAAACATCGATCAGATTTCCATAGAATAGCTGGATGTAGAAGAATTATAAAGCCTTTTAAATCATAAATATTTTATCTATTTTATTTTATAAATGACTCAACTCAGTCTTGATAATATAACTATAATTATAATAGTTTTAATATCTTTATTAATTGGATTATGGAGTTGGAAATTATTATTCTCGTTTCAATTTGAACACATGGTTGATAGTGCTAAAATAGAAAATAATAATATTATTGGTTTGACAGATAAATATACTAATAATGATCCAAATGTTCCAGATAGGTGTAAAACTTGTACAAATATTAAAGACTCACATGAATGTTTTAATTGCCCAAACTGTGCTTGGGATCATGACAAAGGAATATGTTATAATTGTGATAAAAACTGTGATTGTGAAAAATTATCACCAAGATCTTGTTTGAAAGCTTATCATTGTTATAAAGATAAAAATAATAAATGTAAAAAATGCAATTGTTCTGATCCAAATACTCCTTGTATTGGCAAATCATGTGCAATAGATAAAAATATCAATAAACCAATTGAATGTGGTTATTGTAGAAATTTTAATACAATATATCCAATTGATCCTCTAGCTTCAGAAGAAGAACAAAATGCTCAAAAAGAAATACTCAAAGAAGCATGTAATAATTGCAGTTCTTGTCATTATTCTGACTTAGGAGGGTGTGTCTTAGTCAATTTACCAAGTGCAAATAAAGAAAATAAAAAAAAATGTCATATAGGTAAATGTAAAACACTCAGCAGAGGAGATTGTGAAGCTTGTCCTCATTGTAATTTTGATATTGAAAATAAAGTTTGTTATAATCCATTTTATAAAGAAAATTATGATAAAAGTATTAAAAATTTAAATGCTCAACTTAATCAATGCAAGAAGAATTTAAATAGTAAATCTAATTAATTATAAATTTACAAATAATAATATAAGATAGTTGTTGAATCTCTTTTTATTTTACTATATGTTTTTGTGTAAAATATTATATATTTTTTCATTGTCATCTTTTTATTATTCAAAAATAAAAATATAATATAATATAATATTATAAAGTAATGGATAATAAATATCAAATTGCACTTGCTGTATTGGTTTTAGTTGTAATCTACTTCCTATACAGGACATTTTTTAACAAACAATCCACTCAAACTTCTGAATCAATGGTTAACAATGTTAATATTGATTCTCAATCACATAATAGTGATTCTAATCAACAAACAGGATATTTTGAAACTGGTTCTAAATTACATGGTGATTCTAATCACAAATTAGATCAAGCATCTAATCACGAAACCAATCATCAAACCAACACCTCGAACAAGTTAATGATTCCGGAAAATGATATAAATGATGGGGGAAACTTGGAGAAAACAACTACTCACCAAGATATGTCAATGAGTTTTAATGCATATATAAATCCAAAAGACAAATTATATTTTATGAATGGTGATTTTGCACATGCAGGAGTCAATCCTAAAATTACTAATCAAGATAATTCTCTTGAACAAGAAAACTCACAAGAGAATCTTGAAGATCCTTTAAAAAATTATAAAAGTATAGTTGGTACAAGATAAATTTTATCTGCTTAAAAAACTACTAAGCAACATAAAATTGGCAAATCCTTTATCTGCTTTAGTGGCTCTATAAATTAAATATGACACACCAACCATAAGAATTGCCATTACAGATAAGCCATAACCCATCATTTTAATAGTACCGGGTGTTGTAACTGTTGGGTTATCTGGTTGAGATGGATCTATATAAAGTTCTATATTGTCTCCTTTTAGAGATATTGAAGAACTAGTAACATTTGTTTTGTATTCTTTATTTTGAAATTTATAGATTACTCTTATATTACAATTTGTTCCTGATCTACCTGAAACACAATATTGATCATCTACAACACCGGTTACATGTACTGTTTTATTGTCTTTTTTAAAAAAAATTAAGTAAACAGAAGATAAAACCATAATTATAGCTACAAATACAGAAAGGTAAAATCTCCATTGGAAATATACACCACTTACATCTCCTACTGCATTAACTGCATTATTCATTATACTAATTATTAAGATTTTTATTCTATTCTATAATTTTTAATACAATTTCTCTTTTATTCAAAACAACACACAATTTTTTTATAGTTGATGTTTCAACTAAAAATAAACATTTATGGGATAATAATCCTTTTGTGATTTTATTTACCACGCCTTGTTCTTTAAAAATAAATATATTATCTCCAACTTTTATTTTTTTTGCCATAACTTTATTCATTTTATTTGTTTCTATAATATTTTTTTTAGACATTTAGTTTTAAAGTTTATAGTTTATAATTTATTACTTTAGTAAATTAAAATCATTTTTTTATAAATAAATTTATAAACCTGAATGTACCATCTCGAATAAATCGATTATAGTTGAATCACATTCAGATACCTTTTTATTAATTAATATTTGATAATCATCTTCAAAGAATTTAATTTTATTTATAAATTCTAATAAAGCTTGTATTCTATTTTTCTTATCTATATATTTTTTAGTAAAAATAAATCTTTTATTAAAGCTTTCATCGATAACATCATTGAACTCTTTTGAAATTTTTAAAAACATCCTAAATATAGTCTTATATTCTTTGTTTTCTATTTTATTCAGGATGGAAATGTACATTTTTTCTTTCACTTTATATTGATCAAGAAGTTTATTTTCATTTGGATCAATTTCAAAAAGTTCTTGAATCCACTCTCGAATTTCTAAACAGATCTCTTGTAGTTTGGGTTCTAAAGTTCGGTTAAATTCTTTGAATTCTTTAACAAGAGGCATAACTTTTTCAGCTGTTTTACCCAATTTTAGTAAATCTTTTACAGTTTTTTTATCAAAACCATGACCTTTATAATACTCTGTACTTTTAGCTTTGGAATAGTTAACATCAAAATCAAAATCTTTAACAAATAATCCTATTTCCTTAGAGTTAAGTTTTTTGTTATACACTACAAATCCTTCATAATGGATAATACTATGTTTATTCATTTCTAAACTCGGATACTTATCAAAAAAATCTCTTTCAGTTATTTTATCTTCTAAAAGTTCTGATAGACTTCCCAACATGCAATTTAAATCTTTAGTTGATTTAAGTCTGCTAAATCCAGGCTCTTCAAAACCTGATTTTTTTACTATATCAGGTATTTGAAAATGTGCTCTATAGCTTCCTGATTCTTCACCTACATTAAATGTTATTCCAAGGATTTCAAAACAACTCTTAGATGTGTTAATACCAAGTTCAGGATGATATCCGTTATATTTAGCTTCTATATTAAATTCTAAATCTTTTGTAAAACATGTATTATGCCATGCAGTTGTCGAGTTTTCACATACTGCTTCAAATGATATACACATTGCTTCTTTTCTTAAATGTTCTGGACAAGCTTTATAAAGGTCATCTAACTGTAAAATGAACTTTTTACGGTATTTTTCATTAAATACTTGAGCTGGATCACTAATTGAAGCTTGACTCCTTATATCATTATATCCATGACTCAAAGCATATGCTGTTACAAAATAATCTAACATATTTATTGGCATTATTAATGTTCCTTGAGTGCATATTAAAGGGATAAAATTAAGATTTTGACTCTTAGCATACTGTATTAAATCTAATGCAAATTTAAAATGATATTTGTCTTGTTTTTTATTCAAAGCTTCTTCAACTACTTGGTGTTGATATGAATCAATTGGATAAAGTATAACTCCTGTCAAAGAACCATCAAGTTTAAAAGATACAAAAATATCTTCTTCTGCTTGTTCAGCGCATTTTCTGATTATGTTCTTTTGATCTTCATCTAAATTTCTTGCTTTTGAGTTTTCATTAGTTGTAACTTGATTTTTACGATGTTCCGGCATTACAATTTCCATTCCTCGTTCCAATAAAGATTTCATAAAAATTGGCTTATTATCAACAATATTAAAGATAATACCTCTACATTGTCTTGCATATGGTAAAAAATTCTGATTTCGACCTTCTTGATATTTTATATATCTACTTGTTACATTATCAAGATCTGAAAATAGTCTTGGAGTTTTTATTATAAAATTCTCGCCACGGAAAAAATTATCAAGGCTATTTGAATTAATACAATTGATGACCATTTCTTTTAAAGTTTTCTTTTCGACAGGATTTGATTTTATGTTATCTAGTTTTAACAAATTATTTATTAGATTAAATATTATAACATCTGTTACAATTGAAGTTTGAATTCTAAAATGAGGGAATGATGAATCTGTTATTATTTTAATTAGTTTCTTTTTAGTAGATGCAGATGTAGCTGTGATTTTATTAATACATTTCGGTAACCAAAAGAGAGATGATTTAAGATCATAAAAAGGTTTAATAACATCTATAAAAACACGAAAATACTCATTAAAATCTTCTAAACAATAAGACTCCATAAAATAGTAGTTTGCTTTAACTATTATAAAGGTCTCTCCTTGAACTTCATATCTAAAAGTTTCAGGAGAATGATCAATTAAAATCTTTACATTATCACAATCTTTAAAATAGTTAATAAAATTACTAAACTTATCATCTTCATCTGTAAAAACTAAAATTAAAAGACCTTTATTTAACTTATTTATTTTAGTTATATCATTAAGATTCTTTTTTTTTGATATTATTTCTTGAAATTCAGGTCTAAACTTCAGATAAGATTCTATTTCAAAAGGATGTTTTGAAAATCCTGAAACTTTATCTGTGTAACTTAACCAATAAAGGTACTCTTTTACTAAACTCTTTTCAGTTGAAATCATATCTAACTTGTAAATTTCATCAGGATGAGAATAATTCACACAATGATATCCACACATATGGCTACCAATTGCACGACAAAACATCGTATACTCATCATAGTTTTTAAAAAATTCTAATAAAGAATCAGACCATAATCCCAACATAGTTCCGGATCCATGCTCGCCATGAAAAGGAAATCCTAATATTTCCCCAGGATAAGTTGTTTGACATGAAAACTTTCCAATATCATGAAACAAAGATAAAAGATAAAACTGGACTCTTCTAAGAGAATATATGCTTGTCGGTACAACAATCATCGAATTCATAAAAGCAACAACAAGATGAGAAATTAAAGATTCTTGATGATAATCACATCTTGAAGTTTCTGCATTATGAATATGTTTTGTACTTATTTCTTTTAAAACATCTCCAAAAGTAAAATCTAACTCTTTTCCACATTCAATATTTAAAAATCTAGAAACTTTTTTAATTACTTTCTCATCAGGTCTCAATTTAAGATTTGTTAGACTATTTAATTGTTTAAATTTTCCTCTAATTTTATCAAAAGTATCATAATTAATTAGTAAATCAATCAATTCAGTTGAAAGAGTATGAAGCTCTTCAAACATTACAGTTAAATATATTAGTATTAAGTATATTCAACATTTTACTCTTTTTAAAAAAAGTCTTATTTAATATTTAATTATAGTTATTTTCAAAATAAATATATGCCTGAAGGCCCAGAAGTTTTTTATCTGTCAAATCTAATGAGATCTCTCATACTAAACAAAAAAATAACTAAAATAGTGTCAAATACTAAAACAATAAGAAATCTACCAAATCCAGCTAAAATTATAGACATTGGTTCAAAAGGAAAAACTTTATGGATAAAAACAAACAAATACTATATACATTTACATATGGGTATTTCTGGATGGTTAGTTGAAGAAAAACCTAAAATTTATAAATATATATTAGAGTTTGGTAATAAGAAAATATATTTAAAAGACCAACGTCGATTTTCAAGATTAGATATATTTACTGGAATTCAACACAAAAAAGAGTTGGATAATTTAGGCATAGATGTATTAACAAAAGATTTTACTTTTGAAGCTTTTAATGAAGAGTTGAATAATTGCCAAAGAAATATATCTGCTCTTTTAATGGATCAAAAAGTATTTTCAGGCATCGGAAACTACATTAGAAATGATGCTTTATATCTAGCCAAAATCTCTCCAAAAAGGAAAGTTTGTGATATAACTTCTAAAGAAGCTAAGACACTTTATAATAAACTTAAATACATTGTTTTCTCTAATGCAATAGAATGGTTAAAAATAGATGGAATAAATATTCCTAAATACATAGATAGTATAAAACCAAATAAATTATCTATACCTTATAAATTTAAAATCTATGGAAAAGAAAAAGTTGGAAAATATAAAGTTAAAAATAGCATAGTAGCTGGTAGAAAAACTTATTCTATTACAACTCAAAAATAATCTATTTCTATTTATCTTTTAAATTTTAAGATTTGGTAAAACTTCTATTTAGTTTCTTACATTGACCTGAAAACATTAATGCATACCTTAAACATATAAATATTAAAGCAGGTATTAATAAAGGTGGGAAAAGTATACTCATACATAAACAACAACAATCTAGTCCTAATCCCCAAAAAGTAAATTTAGTAACTAAACTATTACCAGATACACATAAACCAGTTACATTTGAAATACTTGAACAACATGATATGCAACATGATATAACACATAGTATAATCAATACAGTAACTAAATTAAATGCTCCTTTTGTTGCAGCTGCACCTGATTCTGTATTTGCAAACTGTAGAACAGCACCTTCAGGTGTGCCTGCTAATGCTAATCCTGCAAGATCACCTGTATTAGCTCCTCCAAACATATTATTTATAAAATCATTCATTTACTATATTATTCTCAATAAATTAGTTTTATGCTTTAATTATTTTATAAATAAATTATTAATTTCAATTAGGATAATACAATATTGTAAAAAATTGCTCTTCTGAATCATCATCTTCTTCATATTCTGTGCAAACTGCTGATAATTCTATAGGAATTTGCTCAGGTTCCTTACCTGTTATTTCTTTAATGACCTCCAAAACTGATTTATCCATTCTTTCTTTCATTCTCTTTGAAAATGACATTGTAGCTTCCATATATAATGCTGTTTCACTGTTATATAATAGAGAGTCTACTATAGTAGCCTCATTACCATTAGAGATATCTTTTGTAATATCTTCTATTAATTCTCGTATAGTCTTATTACCTCTAACAATTTTTTGACTATTCCAAGAGCTAAATTTGGTTCCATTGAAATCAAAAGTTTTAGCGGGTCCAGGTTCAGAATAAGCTAAAAAAGGTATTGCAAGGTTCAAAAAATAATTCCTATATTTTTCTATATTATTTTCACAATTAATTATTTTGCACATTTCAAGACATACTAAACCTGCTACAATCGAAGTTGTTGTTGCAAGAGCAGGAATAATTTTACCAGCTATACCTTTTGTCTTATGACGATCTACTGTTTCAATATTATAGTTAAGAGCTCTCATATTGCTTGAGGCTGTAATGAAATCTACATGAAAATTAGTATCGTCATCTTTTTCAAATTCAAGAGGATTCAATTGAAGATCTTTAAATTTGTCAGGATTGGGAAGACTATTTTTAAGTTCTTCTAATGTCATTCCATCTTCATCATCTTGTTTATTAAATTCTTCTAACTCCTTTTCATCTTTTGCAATTTTAATATTATCCCTAATTGTCTCAGATATTTTTGGCAATTGATTATGTATCATATCTTTGACTGTAAAAATATCATGGCATTTATTAATATTATATAGATCTGCAAAAAGATTTGACATTGCAAATACATACTTAACATGCTCATTATTATTAATGTCAAATTCAAGAGGACATGGCATTTTCTTGCTTCCTGACCAAAAAAAAGTCCCATCTTCGTTTTTATGATCTTCTGGAAATTTTTGGATAATTTCCTTAATTTGATCCCTATAATCAATATGCCATCTTTTAAGACTATTTAATATACAATCATCAAAAGATAAGCATAAATTTTCTTCTAATATCTCTTTTGCATCTCTATGAAGTCCTCTTAGATTAGTTGAACTCATGTTTTCAATCATGTTTGGATTGTCAAGATATTTCTTTACATTTATTGGTTTCTCTTCAAACAATGAAAAACCTTCTTTAGCCCATTGAATAGTATGTTCTATTTTGTTAGGAAAAGTTTTAATGGTGCATGCAGCATAACCTTGCTCAGGAGGATCAACCGTATCTTGATAAGATTCAGTTAAATCAGTTATTATATCTTGTGTATTACCTTTTGGTCCTTGTGTTCCTGACTCTAACAGTGGAAGTCTATATCGAAGACATAAAGAGTCGACAAATCGACGAGCTTCAATATTATCTAGAGCATTCATGACAAAATTTAATTTACTAAAAAATTTATCATTATATATAGTTAAAGTTTCAATGCCAACACGATTATTATGTGATTCCACATTAAAATCAGGATTCATTTCTTTGACTGCACGTGTTGCACATTCTGACTTCATGTGACCAATATCTTTTTCTCTAAATAGAAACTGCCTATTTAAATTACTTTTTTCTATACTATCCATATCTGTTACAATTGTTTTTCCTTTACCACATGATAAACCTGCTGTTGCAATGTTTTTTAGGAGTTCACATCCAATTGCACCTGAACCAACAACAAATGTATTCGCATCCATTAGTTTAGTCAAAAACTCATTTCCAAATATCTTCTCAATAAAAAAGTACTTCGATTCTTCAACTTTATGAGTAAAATCAATTTTGTCTGATATACTGTCGGTCGCTTCAAAATACATGAATTGATGAATAGGGTTAAATTTTCCTGAACAACCTTTAATAACTTCTTGAGCAACCCAACCACCTATGATCGAGTTAGTGAAAACTAATTCTGTATCTCGAGTTGATTTAAAAACTTGAATAACACGTTTATCTTTTTCAGACAAAGTATCTTCTTTATATAAAGATTTATATTTAGAATTAAAACTTTCTATAAAACTTTCGGAATCTTTCAATAAGAAACATGTATGTAGAACTTTATTTATATTCGGATGAAGGAAATCTTCATTCATAAATGTTGGTTCTCTGGATGCTTCAGGATAAGATTTAAATTTTATATTTGTTGCTTGTTTTTCTTGTTTAAATTCACCTGTCTTAAACTCGAAACCTTTAAGAAAATCTTCTAAACTATCTGTTAATTCTATTTTAAAAGTAGAACTATCTATTACTTTAATTTCATAACTATTTTCTAATTTTGTTGAGTTTAAAATAAGTTTTACATGATCACCTGAAGACATACCATGCATTTGTTTTTCAATACATTTAACTACTACATCGGTATCGCATATTAATTTGTCTATTATACCTTCTTTTGGTTCTTCGCCATTTGAATCATAAACTGTAAATGAATCACCAAAATCTACAAATATAGAACCAAACACCGAAATTGAGTCAACTGCTATAAATTTTATACCTTCTTGTCTACATAATTTATTATAATATATTTTTTTTTCTTCTGGATAATTTACAAAAACTGCTACTGTAAATTGTTTTAAAAAATCTTGAGTTATTTCTTCATTGTAACTATCTGTCTCAACATAAGAGTTTAATTCTGAAAGCTTCTTTAAAACTTCTTCTCCACGTTTTTTATCTAGGGAGTTTAAACCAAGATAGTAGTTTGCACCAAGATCTTTAATATTTACAGTTTTAAGATCATGTACAGTTACTTTCTTTGCTCCTGTTAAAATAGTATTTTTTGCTATTTCAACACCTAATCCATCCATTCCACTTATGAACACTTTAGAATCTGTAATTTTTTTCATTGCTTCTTCACCAATGGCATAAAGTTGCCGAGAGTAAAGATTACGATCAATATTATCAGATGATCCTGAATCTGTCATTTTTTACTATCAATAATAGCTAATCAAAATCAATTTTTAATTGAAATTAAACATCTTATTAATTTATAATAACTTAATAAATTAAAATATTAACAGTAAAAAAATATTGTTATAATTGTTATATTATTGCTTTTTATATTTTTTGTTAATTTCTTTCTTTATTTTAATATTTTATTAATTTATTTACTTTTTCTACATAAATATTCATAATAATTATTAAAATTTATTCCATTAAATAAACTTTATTATTTTTCCATTTTAATGTACACATAGGACAACTATTTTTATTATCTATCCAACTTATTTTTATAGAAATATCAAAACAATTATTACAAGTTGAACATTTAATAAATTCATTTTCAATAGGTTGTAATAAAACACAACATTCAATATCTTTTTTATCTACTTTAACTATAGTCCATTTTTTAACAATTTCAATACCAATATCATTTATATCATGTTTAAGACCACTAAAATCCCAATTACTTATAGCTCCATTAAATTGAGAATAACAAAACATACTATACATATTTTTTACTTTAGATGTATTCCATTTACTAATATCTCCATTAAATTTACTACCGGAAAACATATTATTCATATCAGTAACTTTAGAAGTATTCCATTTATTTATATATCCATTAAATTGAGAATTAGAAAACATATAACTCATATCTGTAACATTTGAAGTATCCCATTTACTAATGTCTCCATTAAATTTACTATTATAAAACATGCAATTCATATCAGTAACTAAATGTGTATCCCATTTACTAATATCTCCATTAAATTGAGAATCATAAAACATATAACTCATATCTGTTACTGAACTTGTATCCCATTTACTTATATCTCCATCAAAATGAGAATTATAAAACATGCAATTCATATCAGTAACTAAATGTGTATCCCATTTACTAATATCTCCATTAAATTGAGAATCATAAAACATATAACTCATATCTGTTACTGAACTTGTATCCCATTTACTAATATCTCCATCAAAATGAGAATTATAAAACATATAACTCATATCTGTAACATATGAAGTATCCCATTTACTAATGTCTCCATTAAATTGAGAATCAAAAAACATATTACTCATATTAGTAATATTTGAAGTATCCCATTTACTTATATCTCCATATTTAGTAAAAGATTTTTCTTTATTTTTGCACCATAATTTAACAGCTTCTTTTAATTCATCTCTATTTTTAGGTTGAAATATCATATCACTATTCAAATAATTACAACAATAATCAAAATTTATTTCATTAAATAAACTTTATTATTTTTCCATTCTACTGTACACATAGGACAACTATTTTTATCATCAATCCAGCCTTCTTTAATTGAAATATCAAAACAGTTATTGCAAGTTGAACATTTAATAAATTCATTTTCAATAGGTTGTAATAAAACACAACATTTAATATCTTTTTTATCTACTTTGATTATGGTCCATTTTTTGACAATTTTAATACCAATATCATTTATATCTGTTACTAAACTTGTATCCCATTTACTTATATCTCCATTAAATTGAGAATAACAAAACATACTATACATATTTTTTACTTTAGATGTATTCCATTTACTAATGTCTCCATTAAATTTACTACCGGAAAACATGTAACTCATATTTGTAACTCTAGAAGTATTCCATTTATTTATATCTCCATTAAATTGAGAAAAATAAAACATATCACTCATGTCTGTTATTGAACTTGTATTCCATTCACTTATATCTCCATTAAATTGACTATGTTTAAACATACCTCTCATATTAGTAACATTAGAAGTATTCCATTTACTAATATCTTTATTAAATTTACTTCCATAAAACATACAACTCATATCAGTAACATTTAAAGTATCCCATTTACTAATGTTTCTATTAAATTGAGAATCAGAAAACATACAACTCATATTAGTGACATTTGAAGTATCCCATTTACTTATATCTTTATTAAATTGAGAATGATAAAACATATGACTCATATCTGCTACCAAACTTGTATCCCATTTACTAATATCTCTATTAAATTGAGAATAATAAAACATATATTTCATATTAGTAACATTAGAAATATCCCATTGACTTATATCTCCATTAAATTTACTTCCATAAAACATACCATTCATATCTTTCACACTAGATGTATCCCATTGACTTATATCTCCATTAAATTGAGAAAAAGAAAATATACCATTCATATCTGTTACTAAATTTGTATTCCAATCACTTATATTTCCATATTTTTTTAAAGATTTTTTGTTATCATGACACCATAGATTAACAGCTTCTTTTAATTCATCTCTATTTTTAGGTTGAAATATCATACTAATATTTTAATAATGATAATAATTATCAAAATTTATTCCATTAAATAAACTTTATTATTATACCATTCCACTGTACACATAGGACAACTATTTTTTTTATCAATCCACTTATCTTTTATTGAAATATCAAAATATTTATGACAGGTTGAACACTTAATAAATTCATTTTTAATAGATTGTAATAAAACACAACATTTAATATCTTTTTTATCTACTTTGACTATGGTCCATTTTTTGACTATTTTAATACCAATATCATTTATATCATCTTCAATATTACTAAAATTCCAATTACTTATGTCTCCATTAAATTGACTTTCATAAAACATCCAACTCATATCTTTTACTTTAGAAGTATCCCATTTACTTATATCTCCATTAAAATCACTATATGTAAACATACAAATCATATCTGTAACGTTAGAAGTGTTCCATTTACTTATGTCTCCATTAAATTCAGAGTTAAAAAACATATCACTCATATCTGTAACATTAGAAGTGTCCCATTTACTTATATCTCTATTAAATTCAGAGTTAGAAAACATATTATTCATATCTATTACTTTAGAAGTATTCCATTTACTAATGTCTCCATTAAATTGAGAATCAAAAAATATATGACTCATATTTGTAACTGAACTTGTATCCCATTTACTTATATCTCCATATTTTTTTAATGCTGTATCTTTATCATTACACCATAAATCGACAGCTTCTTTTAATTCATCTCTATTTTTGGGTTGAAATACCATATCACTATTTTAATAATCATAATAATTATCAATATTTATTCCATTAAATAAATATTATTATTTTTCCATTTTACTGTACACATCGGACACTTATTTTTATCATCAATCCAACTTTCTTTAATTGAAATATCAAAACAGTTATTACAAGTTGAACATTTAATAAATTCATTTTCAATAGGTTGAAATAAAACACAACATTCAATATCTTTTTTATCTACTTTAATTGTATTCCATTTTTTTATAATTTTAATGCCAATATTGTTTATATTATGTTTAAGACTACTAAAATCCCAATCACTTATGTCTCCATTAAATTCGCTACCATAAAACATATGACTCATATATGTAACTTTAGAAGTATCCCATTTACTTATATCTCCATTAAATTTACTATTATAAAACATATAACTCATATTAATTACTAAACTTGTATTCCAATTACTTATATCTCCATTGAATGGAGAACAAAAAAACATACAACTCATATTTATGACATTAGAAGTATCCCATTTACTTATATCTCCATTAAATTTACTACTAGAAAACATTTTACTCATATTTGTAACATTAGAAGTATCCCATTTACTGATATCTCCATTAAATTGAGAATCATAAAACATACTCTTCATATTTGTTACTTTAGAAGTATCCCAATTACTTATGTCTCCATTAACTTTACTCCAATAAAACATATAACTCATATCTATTACTGAACTTGTATCCCATTCACTTATATTTCCATATTTATCTAAAGCATTTTCTTTATTGTTGCACCATAAATTAACAGCTTCCCTTAATTCATTATTATTTTGAGGTTGAAATACCATATCAATATTTACATAATTATAATAATAATCAAAATTTATTCCATTAAATAAATATTATTATTTTCCCATTTTGATATACACATTGGACAACTATTTTTATCATCAATCCAACTTGTTTTTATTGAGATATCAAAACATTTATGACAGGTTGAACATTTAATAAATTCATTTTCAATAGGTTGAAATAAAACACAACATTCAATCTCTTTCTTATCTACTTTTATTGTAGTCCATTTTTTTATAATTTTAATGCCAATGTTGTTTATATTATGTTTAAGACTACTAAAATCCCAATTACTTATATCTCCATTGAATTGAGAATTAGAAAACATATGATTCATATCTGTAACAGAACTTGTATCCCATTTACTTATATCTCCATTAAATTTACTCCAATAAAACATATTATACATGCCTGTGACATTAGTTGTATCCCAATTACTTATATCTCCATTGAATTTACTTTCATAAAACATATGATTCATATTGGTAACATTAGAAGTATTCCATTCACTTATATTACCATTAAATTGGGAACAAGAAAACATTCCACACATATTAGTAACTTTAGATATATCCCATTCACTTATATTTCCATTAAATTTGGATTGAGAAAATATATTACTCATATCTGCAACTTTAGAAGTGTCCCATTTGCTTATATCTTTATTAAATTGAGATTTTACAAACATATAACTCATATTAATAACATTAGAAGTATTCCATTTACTAATATCTCCATTAAATTGAGAATGAGAAAACATATGATTTATATCTGTAACATTAGAAGTATCCCATTCATTAATATCTCCATCAAAAATACTTCCATAAAACATATAACCCATATATTTAACTTTAGAAGTATCCCATTCACTCATAATTCCATTAAATTGACTTTCATAAAACATACAACTCATATCTGTTATTTTTGAAGTATCCCATTTACTTATATCTCCATTAAATTGGGAACAAGAAAACATATGATTCATATTTGTCACTTTAGAAATATCCCAATTACTTATATTTCCATTAAATTTACTCCAAGAAAACATACCACTCATATTAGTAACTTTAGAAGTATCCCATTTGCTTATATCTCCATTAAATTTAGAATTATAAAACATATGACTCATATAAGCAACATTATAAGTGTCCCATTTACTTATATCTCCGTTAAATTTAGAATTATGAAACATGCCATCCATATTGGTAACTTTAGAAGTATCCCATTTACTTATATCTCCATTAAATTTACTTTTATAAAATATAAAACTCATATTAGTAACATTAGAAGTATCCCATTTACTTATATCTCCATTAAATTCACTTTCACAAAACATATTACTCATATTAGTAACATTAGAAGTATCCCATTTACTTATATCTTCATTAAATTGACTTTCAGTAAATATCCAACTCATATTAGTAACTTTAGATGTATCCCAATCACTTATATTTCCATATTTATCTAAAGCATTTTCTTTATTGTTGCACCATAAATTAACAGCTTCCCTTAATTCATTATTATTTTGAGGTTGAAATACCATATCAATATTTACATAATCATAATAATAATCAAAATTTATTCCATTAAATAAATATTATTATTTGTCCATTTTGATATACACATTGGACAACTATTTTTATCATCAATCCAACTTGTTTTTATTGAGATATCAAAACATTTATGACAGGTTGAACATTTGATAAATTCATTTTCAATAGATTGAAATAAAACACAACATTCAATATCTTTTTTTTCTACTTTTATTGTGGTCCATTTTTTTACTATTTTAATGCCAATGTTGTTTATATTATGTTTAAGACTACTAAAATCCCAATCACTTATGTCTCCATTAAATTCGCTACCATAAAACATATGACTCATATCAGTAACATTGGAAGTATCCCATTTACTTATGTCTCCATTAAATTCGCTACCATAAAACATTTTACTCATATTTGTGACTTTAGAAGTATCCCATTTACTTATATCTCTATTAAAGTGAGAAAAAGTAAATATATTACTCATATCAGTAACATTAGATGTATTCCATTTACTTATGTCTCCATTAAACTTAGTAAATGAAAACATATTATTCATATTGGTAACATTAGAAGTATTCCATTTACTTATATTATCATTAAATTGGGAAAAAGAAAACATTCCACACATATTAGTAACTTTAGATATATCCCATTCACTTATATTTCCATTAAATTTACTACCAAAAAACATAAAACTTATATTAGTAACATTGGATGTATCCCATTTACTTATATCTCCATTAAATTTACTTTTCAAAAACATACCTCTAATATTAGTAACATTGGATGTATCCCATTTACTTATATCTCCATTAAAATCACTATATGAAAACATATGATTCATATCTGTTACTGAACTTGTATCCCATTTACTTATATCTCCATTAAATTTACTTTTACTAAACATATAACTCATATTAATAACATTAGATGTATCCCATTCACTTATATCTCCATATTTAGTAATAGCATATTGTTCATTATTGCACCATATGCAACAGCTTCTTTTAATTCATCTCTATTTTTTGGTTGAAATATCATACTAATATTTTAATAATCATAATAATTATCAAAATTTATTCCATTAAATAAACTATATTATTCTTCCAGTTTGATGTACACATAGAACAACTATTTTTATTATCAATCCAACTTTCTTTTATTGAAATATCAAAACAGTTATTACAAGTTGAACATTTAATAAATTCATTTTCAATAGGTTTCAATAAAACGCAACATTCAATCTCTTTTTATACCAACATCATTTATATCATGTTTAAGATTACTAAAATCCCATTTACTTATATTTCCATTAAATTCACTACTAAAAAATATGTAATACATATTAGTAACTTTAGAAGTATCCCATTTACTTATATCTCCATTAAATTTACTTCTATAAAACATATTACTCATATTAGTAACATTAGAAGTATCCCAATTACTTATATTTCCATTAAATTGAGAATCAGAAAACATGCTAATCATGTTAGTGACATTTGATGTATCCCATTTACTTATATCTCCATTAAATTGAGAATAAGAAAACATTTCACTCATATCTGTTACTTTAGATGTGTCCCATTTACTTATATCTCCATTAAATTGAGAATAATAAAACATATTACTCATATTAGTAACATTAGAAGTATCCCATTTACTTATATCTTCATTAAATTTACTATGTTTAAACATACTATACATATTAGTAACATTAGAAGTATCCCATTTACTTATATCTTCATTAAATTTACTATGTTTAAACATCCAACTCATATCTGTTACGGAACTTGTATCCCATTTACTTATATCTCCATTAAATTGAGAATTATAAAACATACTATTCATATTTACAACTTTAGAAGTATCCCATTTACTTATATCTCCATTAAATTGAGAATTATAAAACATATGACTCATATCTGTTACTAAACTTGTATCCCAATCACTTATATCTCCATTAAATTGAGAATTAGAAAACATAAAACTCATATTGGTAACTTGAGAAGTATCCCATTTACTTATATCTCCATTAAATTTACTTATATAAAACATACATTTCATATTTGTAACTGAACTTGTATCCCATTTACTTATATCTCCATTAAAATAACTATATGCAAACATCCAACTCATATCTTTTACTTTAGAAGTATCCCATTTACTGATATCTCCATTAAAATCACTATATGAAAACATATGATTCATATTAGTAACTTTTGAAGTATCCCATTTACTTATATCTCCATTAAAATTACTTTTAAAAAACATATAACTCATATCAGTAACATTAGAAGTATCCCAATTACTTATAATTTCATTAAATTTACTTCCATAGAACATTTTACTCATATTTGTTACTTTAGAAGTATTCCAATCAGAGATATTGCCATATTTAGTAAAAGCATATTCTTTATTATTGCGCCATAAATCAACAGCTTCTTTTAATTCATCTCTATTTTTTGGTTGAAAAACCATCTCACTGTTTTAATAATCTTTAATAATTATTGATAATTATCAATTTTTATTCCATTAAATAAACTTTATTATTTGTCCATTTTACTGTACACATCGGACACTTATTTATAATGTCCACCCACTTTTCTTTAATTGAAATATCAAAACAGTTATTACAAGTTGAACATTTAATAAATTCATTTTTAATAGATTGAAATAAAACACAACATTCAATTTCTTTTTTATCTACTTTAACTGTGGTCCATTTTTTGACTATTTTAATGCCAATGTTGCCTACATCATATTCAAGATTACTAAAATCCCATTTACTTATATCTCCATTAAATTTACTTTCATAAAACATTAAACTCATATTAATTACTGAACTTGTATCCCAATTACTTATATCTCTGTTAAATTTACTTTCACAAAACATATTACTCATATTTCTAACATTAGAAGTATCCCATTTACTTATGTTTCCATTAAATTCAGAATAAGAAAACATACCAATCATATTTCTAACATTAGAAGTATCCCATTCACTTATATCTCCATTGAATTTACTTTCATAAAACATTAAACTCATATTAATTACTGAACTTGTATCCCATTTACTTATATCTCTATTAAATTTACTTTCATAAAATATACCTTTCATATCTATAACATTAGAAGTATCCCATTTACTTATATCTCCATTAAATTTAGAATAAGAAAACATCCAACTCATATTAGTAACATTAGATGTATCCCAATCACTAATATCTCCATTAAATTCACTTTCATAAAACATATTTCTCATATTGGTTACTTTAGAAGTATCCCAATTACTTATGTCTCCATTAAATTTACTTTCATAAAACATACAACTCATATCTGTTAATGAACTTGTATCCCATTTACTAATATTTTCATTAAATTTACTTCTAAAAAACATAAAATTCATATTTGTGATATTAGAAGTATCCCAATTGGAAACATCTCCATATTTTTTCAATGCTGTTTCTTTATTATTGCACCATAAATCAACAGCAATTCTTAATTCATCGCTATTTTTAGGCTGAAATATCATACTAATATTTTAATAATCATAATAATAATCAAAATTTATTCCATTAAATAAACTATGTTATTTGTCCAAAATACTGTACACATTGGACACTTATTTATAATGTCTACCCACTTTTCTTTAATTGAAATATCAAAACAGTTATTACAATTTGAACATTTAATAAATTCATTTTTAATAGATTGAAATAAAACACAACATTCAATTTCTTTTTTATCTACTTTTATTATGGTCCATTTTTTTACAATTTTAATGCCAATGTTGTTTATATTATGTTTAAGACTACTAAAATCCCAATCACTTATATTTCCATTAAATTGACTATATTTGAACATACTATTCATATCAGTAACTTTAGAAGTATTCCATTTACTTATATCTCCATTAAATTTACTTTCATAAAACATTTCACTCATATTAGTAACTTTAGAAACATCCCATTTACTAATATCTCCATTAAATTCACTTCTGTAAAACATACTATTCATATTAGTAACATTAGAAGTATCCCATTCATTAATATTACCATGAAATTGAGAATTATTAAACATATGACTCATATTTGTAACTTTAGAAGTTTTCCATTTACTTATGTCTCTATTAAATTGAGAATGAAAAAACATACAACTCATATCTGTAACTTTGGAAGTTTTCCATTTACTTATGTCTCTATTAAATTGAGAATGAAAAAACATACAACTCATATCTGTAACTTTGGAAGTATTCCATTCATTAATATTACCATTAAATTGAGAATTATTAAACATATGACTCATATTTGTAATAATAGAAGTATCCCATTTACTTATATCTCCATTAAATTGAGATTCTGCAAACATATAACTCATATCTGCTACTGAACTTGTATCCCATTTACTTATATCTCCATTAAATTTACTCCAATAAAACATATAACTCATATCAGTAACATTATTTGTATTCCATTTACTAATATTTCCATTAAAATTACTTCCATAAAATATAAAACTCATATTTGTGATTTTTGAAGTATCCCATTTACTAATATTTCCATATTTTTTCAATGCTTTTTTTTCATTGTTACACCATAAATCAACAGCATCTCTTAATTCATTTCTATTTTTAGGCTGAAATATCATACTAATATTTTAATAATCATTGATAATTATCAATTTTATTTCATTAAATAAACTTTATTATTTTCCCATTTTGATATACACATTGGACAACTATTTTTATCATCAATCCAACTTTCTTTTATTGAGATATAAAAACATTTATGACAGGTTGAACATTTAATAAATTCATTTTTAATAGATTGAAATAAAACACAACATTCAATCTCTTTCTTATCTACTTTTATTGTATTCCATTTTTTTATAATTTTAATGCCAATGTTGTTTATATTATGTTTAAGACTACTAAAATCCCAATCACTTATATCTCTATCAAATTTACTTCCATGAAATATCCAACAGTTTTTCTTATTTCATTTCTATTTTTAGGTTTAAAGATCATTTTACTATTTTAATAATCATAATAATTATCAAAATTTATTCCATTAAATAAACTTTATTATTTGTCCATTTTGTTGTACATATAGGACAACTATCTTTATTATTAATCCAATTTTCTTTTATAGAAATATCAAAACAGTTATTGCAAGTTAAACATTTAATAAATTTATTTTCAATAGGTTGTAATAAAACACAACATTCAATATCTTTTTTTTCTACTTTATTTGTGGTCAATTTTATGACTATTTTAATACCAATGTTATTTATGCTATGATAGAGGTTACTAAAATTCCAATTGCTTATATTTCCATTAAATTTACTTCCATGAAACATCCAACTCATATTTGTAACATTTGATGTATCCCATTTACTTATATCTCCATTAAATTGAGAATTATTAAACATATAACTCATATTAGTAACTTTAGAAGTATCCCATTTACTTATGTCTCCATTAAATTGAGAATTAGAAAACATAAAACTCATTTCTATAACATTAGAAGTATCCCATTTACTTATGTCTCCATTAAATTGAGAATTAGAAAACATAAAACTCATATAAGTAACTTTAGAAGTATCCCATTTACTTATGTTTCCATTAAATTTACTTATATAAAACATACTTATCATATCGGTTACTGAACTTGTATCCCATTTACTAATATCTCCATTAAATTGAGAATTATAAAACATATGATTCATATATATTACTTTATAAGTATCCCATTTACTTATATCTCCATTAAAATCACTTCCAGAAAACATATGATTCATATGTGTGACATTGGAAGTATCCCATCTGCTTATATCTCCATTAAATTTACTATTAGAAAACATACCAAACATATTTGTAACTTTAGAAGTGTCCCATTTACTTATATCTCCATTAAAGTTAGAATCAAAAAACATACCAAACATATTTGTAACATTAGAAGTGTCCCATTTACTAATATCTCCATTAAATTGAGAATCATAAAATATCCAACTCATATCTGTTACTTTAAAAGTAACCCATTTACTAATATCTCCATTAAATTTACTTCTATAAAACATATAACTCATATCTATAACATTAGAAGTATCCCATTTACTTATATCTCCATTAAATTCAGAATAAGTAAACATACTACTCATATTAGTAACATTTGATATATCCCATTCACTTATATTTCCATATTTATCTAAAGTATATTGTTCATCATAACACCATAAATCAACAGCATTTCTTAATTCATTTTTATTTTTTGGCTGAAAAACCATAATATTATTTTAATAATCATAATAATTATCAAATTTTATTCCATTAAATAAACTATATTATTTTTCCAGTTTGATGTACACATAGAACAACTATTTTTATTATCAATCCAACTTTTTTTAATAGAAATATCGAAACATTCAGTACAAGTACTTTTTAATCAAATAATTCAAATATAAAAAAAATAGTCTAAGAAGGAGTTGCAAATTTGTCAACATAAGATTTAACTTTTTTATGAGCTTCTTTGATATCTCTTTTCCAAAGATCGGCTGCTTCATTATTATAAGGATCATCAACATTCGGTTCAGACAATAAAGCCACAATTGAATAGATTACTTTTATTATATTAATAGCAGGTGTCCATTTATCTTTCAAAATATCAAGACATATTTTGCCAGATTTATCAACATTTGGATGGTATATAGGAGTATTGAAAAAAACAAGTGGAGGTTCCATTGGATATTCTTTTGTTAAAAACATTTTAAGTTCAAAACAACCACCTTCATATGGTGTATCTTTTGCACCATTAAGTAAAATTCGAATATCATTCATTTTATCACCAACTTGTTCAAATAATATCCCATCTTTTTTAAGATCATCTTTTTCCTTTTTAATATTTTTCCATTCTCTGGTCACCCGTTTGGAGATGCTTGACATAGGTTATTTAGTTATGATAAATCATAATTATTCATTTTTTTATCAATTTAAACCACATTTTTTCTCCTCCCGAAAAGTATAATTTATCTATTCTTATCTCTCTATCTTTATCATTAATAATATTAAATTTATCTGTAAAAATATTAGGGAAAGGATAATCGAAAGAATAATAGAATTGATCAATATCATTCAAAGAATTATCCAACATAAACATTTCATAACTCTCTCTATTATACATTACTGTATTAAGTATACTGTCTAATCTACTTTCTTCTAAAATATCTGAAGAGCCTTTTGTGGGCGTAAAATAAAGTTTATTATTTGAATAATTAAAGTAAAAATTCTTATTAATAAAAGATCTTAATAAACATATTTGACAATTTGCGGAAAATTCTCTAATTTTTTTATTCAAATTATCTTCTTTATTTAGTTCTATAATTTTAATTTTAGTATAAATATCTTTATTTTGATCAAAATATCTATCTTTAAGGTTAAATAAAAGTTTTTCTATTACTTTTTCATATACTAAAAATTCATGTAAAGAATACTTTGATCTTATTTTAGAAATAACTTGCTTTCTAAATTTATGAAGATTAATTTTAGGATAATTAAAACATTCAATAAATTCCCAAACTTTGTCTAAATTTTCTATTTCTTCATTTGTCAGAGAGTGTGTTATATTTTTATAAATTTTATTAATATCATAAACCATTATAATATTCTTCATATAAAAAAATTATATCTAAGCTTCTGTAGCAAGATCAAGACCATAAGCCTCTAATATATTCTTTATCACTATATAAATATTGGAAATGTCAATCTTAGTATTTATAAAATGAGAATTATATCTCATAGGTGTTATCACCAGTTCTTTCATATCAGGATTGACTTTAAAATTGTAAATTTTAGTTATATATTCTGTATGATTCATTTTCTTTTTATTTGGAATAATTTTTTGGCCAAAATCTTTTTTTTGAGTTAATTCGAAAACTTTCTTTTTAGGAAAAAAACTAAATTTACTAACTTCTAAAAGTTCAGTTATATCAATATAATCTATTCTCTTTTCTCCTTTATTTAAATCTTCTAAGACATATTTCATCAAATATGGTTCTGAACTTGACCATAAAAGATTTAAAATAATTTTATCGGCTCTTGTTTGCATCTCAACACGATTCTCTGTCATAAATAGTTCATCAAATCCAAATCTTTTAATAATATCATCAAAATTAATAACTACATTATTTTGATATTCATAAATTCCTGTACTTAAGTTTTTACTTAACCATTCTTTACCATTATACTGAAAACTCATATTATTATATTGATATATTTCATTACATTTTATATTTTTACTATCGGAATGTCCCATTTATAAATTTACATACAATTTAATATTAATCAATTTTTTAGTTTTAGTTTATTATTTTCTCAATAAAAAATTGTTTTTAGTTAATATTCATATTAATATTTTAAATGTTTAAAACTAATAGAGAAATTAATAAACTAAAAAAAATTCAAGAAGCAGATAAAAGAACTTTTAGTAACACCACAAGATTAGCTAAAGTAGTTGATGTATATGATGGAGATACTCTTACTATTTTTACTAGATTATCTAACAAAGAAAACTTTTATCGGTACAAACTTCGATTGGCTGGTTTAGATACACCCGAAATGAAGCCAGCTTTAGATATAGAAAACAGAGAGTTATATTTAAGATGTGCTGAAAAAGCAAGAGATTGGTTAAAAAAATATCTTGGACATTATTTAATAGTTAAATTTTATAAAGAGGATAAATATGGTAGATTGGTTGGCGAATTATTTACTATAAAAAAGAATTGGTATGGGAAAAAAGTTCCATATATGAATATCAATAAAAAAATACTCGAGTTGAAATTAGCGATACCATATCCAAGAGATAATCATAGTTTTACTAAAGAGTTCCTTGATTCTTTAGATTCTCGGTTTTAAAATTTAAAATAAAATCAAGAATTTTGAATAATGCTAACCTTTTATTGTTTCATTTATCTACATGTCAAACACTACAAGTCCATTTGATAAAGCTTTAGTCGGGGTTGTATCTCAAAGTATAACATGGCCATTTGAATATATAAAAACAGTCCAACAATTCAAAGAAGTTAATTCAACCACTCAGTTTATTAAAAATAGGATTAATAAAAAAGGTATTGGAAATGAATTAAGGAATATTTATCAAAGTATGATTCCACAAGCTTTAATTGCTATTCCAAGATTTATTACTCGATTTACTATATATGAAAATTTAATTAAATTAAATAATAATAATCAAACTCATAAATTTATGTCGGGTATAATTGCAGGTGGTGTGGAAGGATTTTTAATAATGACACCTGCAGAGGTTATTAAAACATCTGTTATAAAAAGGAATTCAGGATTAGCAAATAATTTAACACAGATATACAATGGAAATGGATTGATAGGTTTTTGGAAAGGTGCTTATTCCACTATGCTAAGACAATCAACAACTCAAGGTGTATCTTTATATTCAAATTCCTTATTGAATCCAATTCTAAAAAATCATTTAGGAAACTATACAGGAATGATTTCTGGTATAGTTTCAGGTGTTTTAGCTGTTAGTATTAATAATCCAATTGATGTAATTAAAACTAGACAACAAGAAGTTTTTACTAAACAATCATCTATTACAATTGCAAAAGATATTTTTAAACAAGAAGGTTTAAAAGGATTCTATAAAGGGTATTGTTTTCGGTGTATGAAAGTTGCACCTCTTCATGGTATTACTTATTTTGTATATGATTTATTGAAGTCTTAATGTTATATTTATGAAATATTTAATTTTTTTATCTATCATTAAAAAATAACATTAATTAAAAATACTATCAATGATAAGGATTTTTTGAAATATACAAAGCAAAAATTAAGTTTAAAAAATAAAATTAATAATGAAAAAACTTACAATGAATATTTAAAAAAATTAAAATGGTTTTCTTATGTAAGCACCAAAAGACATGAAGATAAACTATTAAATGAATTAGAAAATAAATATGGAAAATCAATATTTATCATAGGTGATTATGGAGGATGAAAAGGATTAAAAACAATAAGTACTCCAAAAATAGGAATAAAAGATTATTAAAAAGACGTTTTGAGGTTTACCATATAAACGAATTTAATACATCAAAATTAAATTGTTATACAGAAAAAGAAAATGGCAACTTAAAAGTAACTTATAAAAATAGTAAAGATGAAGAAAAAGAAAAAAGTTTGCATTTAATTCTAACATATAAAATGAGCAGTAATAGAATCGGATGCATAAATAGAGATACAAATGCAGTTAAAAATATGCGAAAAATAACAGCATATTTATTGGATCATAAAGAAAGACCAAAAAAATTTACACAAAATAAAATCCTTCAACTTGTTTAATAACACGTCAAATGAAGGAATGATTTTATTAAGTTTATAAAAGTACATAAATATAAATAATTAAAATAAAAAATAATATAAACTTAGTAAAATTGCATATAGGAGAGGAAAAAAAAGAGGAAAAGAAAAATATTAATAAAGATAGTAATAAAAAAGATAGCAAACAAAAAATAAAACATCTCCTATATTTAGATATTATTTTAATTGGACTTGATTCGATTTTTATATCATCAAGAAAATGAATTAGTTTCATTAATAACTAAATTAATTAATTAATATAAATTCATAAATATCAATTTTACTGCTTTAAATATAAATAATTTATATTTTATAAGTTTTTAAACAATATCAATTATAGATTCTTGTGCTTTAAAAAACTTCTGTAAAAGTCTAAAATTAGATTTCTCTGATTTAATAAACTCATTATAAGCTTCATTCGCATCGTCTTCATCTGATTTATAAATTATAGGTGAATTATTAGTAAGTTCTCTATAATTTTTTTCGATATTCGTTATATAATTTACCGCTTCTTGTCTCATTGTACAAGGCAAAAGAAGAGTTATTTTTATTTCATAAAAAAGTTGGTCAATATCTTTAATATAAGAAGAGTAACTGCCTATTATATCTTCGTATTTTCTTATTCTGAGAATACCAAGAATAACAAAAGAAAAGAAACTTATAAAAGCAGAAACAATCGCAAAAGTTAATAATAGTTCTTGATTATTACCGGATGAACTTTCAAATGTTGCATTTATAGTTCCAATTAAAGTTCCAAGACCTGTGATAATCAAAGCAAGAATAGTTAATTTATCATAATTTTGCTTCTTTTTATCTATTATATATTCATACACATAAGATGTTTTTATTAAAGCTCTTGTCATATTTTTTAAAAAATTTTCATTTCTTTGTGTCCAATTGTTATAACCAAAATCATTTCTCTTTATTTCTTTATTCTCTTCTGTATCAACAAATTTAGGGATATTAATAGGTTTGTGTTCTTCCTTTTTATTATTATCAGTTTCAATATCTTTATTGTGTTTTTGATTCTTTACTTTTTCAAAAATCTTATCATGTCTAAATTTAGTTTTATCACGTTCTAAATGTCTATTATCAACTGAATACTCTTCAGTTTCTCCATCATATTCTAAATTTGGCTCATCATCGTGAACTATGATATCTTTTTTTTCTAATTTTACTGATTTACCCATCTTAAATTTGATATTAAATTTATAAATTCAAAATTTAAGATGGCTAATAAATACTCTATTACACATCCTTATGGGTTTGAATATCCTATGTGTCCATTTGTATGGGATTATGAAGACATGGCTTTACCTTTGGATACTATTAACATTAAAGAAATGACAAATGAAGAGTTAAATGAAATTTTACAACATAAACCAGATATAAAAGAAATAATAAAAAAACTAAACAATCCAAAGCTTTTTATGATAGAGCAAATAATCAAAAATAAAAATCTTCTTTATTTGGGATTTCATAACTGGTGTTATTTTAATGAAACAGGTGAAAAGGAAATATTCATAAAAAAACCTTACTTTTTTATTTTTAATGCAGGATTATTTACGGTTAAAGGAAAGCTTGACGAGTCTCATTATTATCCTTTTAAAATAAATAAAAAAGGTGATACTCTTCCTGGAGGTATACCTGTAAATAAAAGTTTAGAAGAAAGATTTGCTACAATTCATAAAGTTTCTGGGATTCCAAGATACTCACCTGAACATTGTAATAATTTTATTATTCCAACCGATATGAAAGAAGTTGAATTTATTTCAATAGGAAAAGATTTTAGTAAATCAATTATTAAACACAATAAAAATAAAGAAAAAAAAGATCAAGAGAAATTAATAATAAAAAATATAGCAAGAGATGTAGTTACTTTACATCGATTAATTAGATAATTTAAATTAAATAAATTTCAAATCTTTTTTTAACACGCATAATTCATTAAAAAGATTACAAATTTGTGGTGATATACTACCTGTAACTTTAATGCCCATTTCTTCTATTTTATTTCTATTAAGAGGCTTATGATGTGGATACTTACCAGAACATAATATTTCACACACCTTTTCGATGTTATCTTTAGTCATGTTTGGTGATCTTTTATTTAGTATACTTTTTATAGTTTCAATACCATCATTATGAAATAACTCACTCTCTATAATTTTAATTAAAATACTATCATCTATTCCATTTACTGATTTTTTTTCTTTCAATTTAATTAAACATCTCGAAGAAGTTTTATCATATTCTGTGTTAATACTTTGATAACTTAGTTGTGGGTCAACTGGTCCCAATAAAGAATAAAAGTTCATATACATCTCTTTACTTGATAATGCCAATAAAGTGCCTGCGGATTGACATATACATGGTATATGACTCCTAACATTCTGAGGATAGTTTAATAATAGATTTGAAATAATATCTGAAGACATTACAGATCCTCCATGAGTATGGTAAATAATATCTAAATCTTTATTTTTTGAATACATTTGAATCCAATTAATTTTTTCTAAAAATAGTTTATGATTATCAATACTCATAATGTAGTATCTATATTTGTTATTTTCAAATCGATCATTAAATGGTAATTTGTCCCATGTGTAATCTATTAAAAATATAATATTTGTTTTATTTTGTTTTTCATAAGATTTAATATCGTCAAATAAAGAAGATGATGATAATGGAATTAAAAAACTATTAAGAAACGACATTCAATAGTTTTTTATATAATAATTTAATTACAATTTTTATCATTTTATTATTTTAGGAAAAGTTAATTTTATTGGAATATATAAAATAACCAACTATTAAAGCCACCACTAATAAGACTATATAAAGAATTGTATTAGATTGTTTTTCTTTAATAACTATAACTTTTTGTTCATTTGATTTGTGTTTCTTACTTCTTGTTTCATCATAAGGAGATTCATCTATATCTTCAAACTCATCATTATCAATATTTAAATTCTTTTTTTGCCATACTTTAATAGCTTCTATTTTAACATTTTCAGGTATCTCTATTGAGCGTCCATCTTCGAGAGTATAAACTATAGGTTGCTTATAAGGGTTGAAATCAGGTTCTTCGCCGGTCGCTTCTAAATATTCATGGTATTTAATTAAATTGTTCATTACGTATTCCATTAATACCGTAGTACTAATCGGTATCGATTTTCCAGTCATTCTATAAGAGTCCATATACTGTTTTTTTAAAATATAAAAAATAAAATTAAACCTATTTTATATGACAAACATTTTGATAATTCTTATAATAGTTTTGATTATAAGTTTTTTATTAATAAAATTCTTCAATATAAAATTAATAGAAAATTTCAGTTATTGTGAAAATTGCGGATACAAAAGTAGATTTAAATGTAATAACTGTGTAAATTGTGGTTATTGTATATCTGTTCATGGCTTAGGTGAATGCGTTCCTGGTGATCAAAGAGGACCATATTTTAGAGAAGATTGTGCTGTATGGGAATATCAAATACCAACTCTTTATTATCCATCTTATTATACAAATCCTTATCTTAAATACTATAATTTTCCAAGATACACATGGAAATCAAGAAGATATAGACAAAGAAATAGACAAAGAAATAGACGAAGAAATAAAAGACACAAAAAAGAATAATTCATAAAATTTTAAATATATATAATAGTATATGAACAATATTATTATTGTTTTAATAGTAACTTTTTCAGTGCTTTTGTATATGTTTTATCATATGAGCAATCGACAAAAGCATGAAAAACGAATAGTTTTATATGCGCGTCCAAATTTTCCCCGTCATTCTAATCCTAGAATACATCATAAACAAAGAGATAATGTTTATTATATAAAAAGAATACATAATGGTAAGCGTCATCGAAGACACTAAACTATTTTACTTTATCTAAGATTGTTGTTCCAAGTATTTCTAATTTTCCTGTTCTATTATAGTCTGTTATGTATTGTAAAATCATGAACATTAAAGGCACAATACTAAAAATAACCATTAGACAAGATAAATAAAATCCTGATTTAATATCGTATATGCCTACACAAACTAAATATAATAGAGCAGCAATCATTACTATTAAGTACATTGTAAATAATATAAATATCTCCATATAATAAATAGATAGATAAATTTATTTATTTTTTAATTCATTCACCAAACTAAAATGCAATTTAATAACTTTTACACCTTTTGATCTGAATAGTTCATAAGATATATCAGAATTTTTATAATCATTTAAATAATATATTTCATTAATACCTGCACTTAATATTACTTTTGCACAATTTGGACATGGGAAATGAGTAACATATATTTTAGAATTCTCAAGATTTACTCCTGTTTTTGCTGCTGAACACACTGCATTAGTCTCTGCATGGATTGTCATCTGTTCGTGACCATCTTCTATTTTAGAAATATGTGGTGCACCTGCAATATGACCATTATACCCTGTTGCTAAGATCCTATTATCTTTTACAATAACACATCCAACTTTTAATCTTTCACACGATGATCTTTGTTTTGCAACACATGCAATTAGACTAAAATACTGATCCCATGTTAATCTATCATTCATTGATTCTATCATAAACATCATTGTTTCAAGTAAATAATTATCGTCAAGATCAGCAACAAAATCTTTTATTTTTGTTTTATAGTCATCGTCTTCCATATTAAATTTAGTCATAATATAATTTTTTATTTAATTAAAACTAAGTCAATTTTTAAATTATGTGTCGATAAATATTAACTAAAATTGAAAACTGAGCCAGTTCTTAATTTGAGTATTAATGTCTATTAAAAATCACGCATTATATTGGGATATTATATTTCTTAAAGACTATAATTTTAAACTTGATGGAAAATATAAAGGAACTGACGATTGTATTATATGTTTAGATACACTTGAAGGAGGTTATATTTTTACTTTGCCATGTGGTCATAAATATCATCGTAACTGTTTTTATGAATATAAATTTAAATATAAATTTAATAAATGTCCTGATTGTCATAAAGAAATTAAAAAATCGGAAGAAGTTAAACTTATAAAAGATATTCTAAAAGATTAATAAAGAAAAACTAGAATATTATCAATTCATATAATTTATTTATCATATTATCTATGTGATTTTGGTTGCAAGGTTTGTATACATATTTACGTGGATTGTCACATTTTCTCACTTTCTGTTTCCATCTATCAGGGATAGAACCAATACCATAATAAGCGCCAAGAACACCACCTACAATACAAGCATTTGTATCTGTATCCCCTCCTCTTGTTATAGTTCTTATTATAGAAGAATAATAAGAATCACCATGAAAAAGTTCATAAAAACACAATTGTAACCCAATACCTAAAAATCCTTGAAACTCACAATCAATTTTACCAATTACACATTCACCTCTTAAATTTATATTTACTTCTGTACTTCCTTTATGACCTTTTTCAATAAAATTCATGACTTCTTTTGTTTCACATATTCTTTTAGCTCGTTCATATGCTTTATGCTTGCTACCTGTTTTAATAAGTTCACCAATTGTTGCAATATATACAGTTACTGCATCAATAGCTATTTTATTTGGATTTGTCATAATACAATCTAATCTAGCAAGTGTTTTAATTTTTTCATCATCTTGACACGAAGCTAAAACTCCTAAACCAAAACTCCGCATTAAACAACCATTTGAAAGGGAATTTTTATTTTGATGTTTACTATTCTCTATTATATCTGATGCTGTATTGGCTTTTTGAAAAGCTTTACTTGTAGTTGATCCAATATCAAAAGGATTTGATTTAAACCATTTGATATATATATTTCCTGCATGTTTTTGGTTATAATATCCATATTCTATCACTGAAAATATTAAACCCAATCCAAGTTCAGAATCGTCAGTTATTTGTCCGGGCATTACATTATGTGGGCCTGCACCTAGAATATCTAAAAAATTCTCTTTGCCAATATCTTGATTTATTAATTCAACAACTTTATTTGATTTTTTAAATTCATATCTTGCACCTAACGCATCTCCACATAAAGCTCCAAAAATAGATCCTGCAATTCTATCGTGAATAAACATTTATTTTTTAATAAATATCAATTATAATCAATTTTAATAAACTAAAAAAAATCATTATAAGGATCATCATTTGTATTGATTTTTGGTTTAATTTTTTTTAAACCTTTCTTTTTCTTTTTATTATATCTTTCTTTCTCTTCTTTTTTAATTGGTTCAGATATTTTTTCTTCTTTTATTTTTTTGACTTCTACATAGTGCCTAAGAGCAAAATCAAAAGGATCTACATCAGAACCTAACTCATCACCAATATATTTACTCTCCATAACTGGATCAACTGTTATATCATCAAGAATATATATATCACTCAATTCATCTCTTACTGATCCAGTTTTTTCAAATGCTTCTTTTGAAAAATAAGGGTTTTCATATGCTTCCTGCTCAGATTGTTCTAGTTTAGATAATTCTTCTTCAATTTGACCCATATTTTTATCACTAATTGTAATTTCAGAAATTTTGTTCTGATTAGACATTTTTATTATTAGAATTTATATTTATTTTCAATTTTATTATTAAATCTATATTAATAGTATAATATGAGCTTTCTAGATGATAATATTAAAAGTAAGTTATATGACTATCAAATAAATCATACTAATAGATTAATAAAAATATTAAAAACAAATAATAGTGTACTAGATGCATCTGATACAGGAACAGGTAAAACTTATTGCAGTGTAGCTTTATGTAAACAACTAAATTTACAACCCTTTATAATATGTCCTAAATCAGTTATATATAATTGGGAATCAGTGTGTGCAAGTTTTGGAGTAAAACCATTAGGTGTCGTAAACTATGAAACAATAAAAAGTGGAAAATACTATGTTAAAGATAAAAGAGAAATATGTCCTTATTTAGATGTAATAATTGGAGAAAAATTAGGATTAGTAGATGTTAATTGGAAAATTCCAGATAATTGTGTTTTTATATTTGATGAAGTTCATAAATGTTCAAATATGGGAACAGATAACTCAATCCTTTTATATTCAGCTACCAAAACAAAAAAACCAATGATGTTACTATCAGCGACAATTGCTGATAAGCCATGGAAATTTTTACTTTTTACATATGTTTTAAAATTTATAGATCCTTCTCAAGTAGAAGAAAATAACACTGGATTTAAAAAATATATTAAAATAATGACCAACTGGATTTTTAAAGATAAAAAACCTATGGTTCGAATACATCATATGCTTTATCCAGAAAGAGCATCTCGAATAAGAATAGATGATTTAGGTGATGCTTTTCCGGAAACCCAAATATCTGCAGATCCTTATTATGTTTCAGATAAACGAAGAGTATTGATAGAAATAGAATATAAGAAAATAGCTGAAGAATTAGATAAACTTAGAGATCAAGAAAAAAAAGATGATAATAAAAGTCAAAATAAAAAAGCTAATTTTTTAGTTAAAATGTTAAGACATCATCAAAAAATAGAAATGTTAAAAGTGTCTTTATTTATTGAATTAACTCGAGATTTTTTAGATAATGGATTCTCTGTAGTTATTTTTGTAAATTTTACTCAAACACTTAAAACTCTTGCAGAACAGCTTGATACAAATTGTTTAATTTATGGCGAACAAACTGCTCAAGATCGAAAAAAAAACATAGAAAATTTTATGAACAATAAAAAAAAAGTGATTATATGTAATATTAAAGCGGGTGGTGTTGGTGTTTCTCTTCATGATATTAAAGGTGATCATCCAAGAGTCGCATTATTATCACCAACTTGGAACTCAATTGATCTTGTACAAGCTTTGGGTAGAGTTCATAGAGCTGGTGGACAATCTAAATCTATTCAAAGAATTGTGTATATTGCGAAAACTGTTGAAGAAAAAATATCTCTTAAAGTTAAAAAAAAATTAAAATATCTTAACTCCATAAATAATGGTGATTTAGATTTAACTAATATAGATTATTCAAAAGAAGAACAAAAGTATAATATGGAAAGATTTATTAGTTAAATCTAAATCAAATGTCTGTAAATTTCGAAAAAATCTTAGCACCCATAAAAAATATAATTGGTGCAATAACACAAGTTAAAATCCATATAATTGTCATTGCATTTTTTGAATCTTCCCACATATTTGGTACATTCATTCCTAAAGAAGAGAATACTAAGCTAGGTATTAAAAAAGCCAATACTAGTATTTCTAAATATATTCCAAATTGTGCCATTTTATTACGTGCATGACCAATATATAATTGAGATATTTTTAGCATATTATCTATAGAATCTTTTTGTCGACTGAGATCGTTATAGTTTTCTTCAAATTGTCCTTTGTAATAGTCAAAAATATCTATTATATTTCTAATATCTTCTTTTGGATCAAGGCAATACATCTCTACTTCACAATCTTCTAGTTTATCTAGATCATCAAATAGATCTTTAATATCTGTGATTTTTGACATTAAAACTGATAAAGTGTTATAAAAATTATTAAACTCTTTAGTAAAAAACTTTTTATAAGCAGAAGAATCTAATTCTATTGATTTTTGAAAATTAGCTAACATTTGAGATGTATGATTCATTACACAATCATCAAAATAATCTCGAATATTCATAAATATAGATTCCATAACAATTATTGGAAAAGATTCTATCCTATTATTTTTTGAACTTTGATTTTTTATTATATTTACTACTAATTTATCTAAAATAGATGCATCTATGTTTTTCTCTATATTTTTTGCAATGAAAACTGTATCTCTTGATATTATCGCTCGAATATAGTGCAATTTAATAACTATTATATTTTTCTCTTCTTTTACTAATATATCGGAATCTTTGAATTGTAAATCTCGATCTATTAAATTTATGTCACGTTCTTTTAAAGACTTAAATATTTCTAAAAAATACTGTTTTGAATAAGTTTTTTGAGACACTTTCGCATCTTTATTTACAGTAATAAACTGCATATTTACTAACTAGGAATTATCTAAATAAATCAATTTTAATTAAATTTTTTTTATTGAATTCTCGTCTTGCGAAATAATATTTAATTTTTATTTCGGGTAGTATTATATAATTTTATTCACTTCTTTGTTTTTTTTATAATAACCATAATTAATAGTGACTCTTTCGGCAAAATATATACAGTTTCCTGCATTGAATAACAAAAGTAAAAACATTACGATAGGATTATGATTACTTTTATTTGTTACAAAATTAATATATCCTATTACACAACCTGTTAAGATACCAGGAGACCTAATCCAATTATTTTGAAAAACATTTATTCTTTTCTCAACAAATCTACTCATTAATCCATACTTATTTAGTGTCAGACAAAGATAATCTAATCCACCGGGTAAACCACATATGAAAAAATTAATAAAATTAACTAATCGACCTTTATAATAGAACAAAGTTGTAAAGCCTACCAAAAAAGCATTTAAAATATGATGTATCCAATCAATTATATCCATATTTTTTTTACACATATACACATGATATAGATGTAATGCTATTGCTGTTGCAATTGAAATGGTATTAAATTCACCGTCAACTGCTTTTAATGGATTAAATAATACAAATACCACATCATGAAAACATTTAATAGTTATAAATAGATTTGAAAGTGTATGTATAAAATACCATCTTCTTTCTATATTTTTAATCTCTAGTCTCTCAATAGAAATGGTATTTTTAAGTTTCGCATAAGTTTTTGATTTATAATAAACTTTAGTATCAAACAATAATATTAATTTATCCGCTAAATATAGGAAACCAAATATCATTAATATATAAGCCATATTGATAACTTGTTCAATTAAAATATCCTTTATAATCATAATAGTCTATAGGAATAATAAAATAAATCATCTTTTTATCAATTAGAAACACTTTAAAAAGAATATATTTATAATATTATACATGAATAGAATTAGATATAATAAAGGAGTTTACGAAGTTTTAGTCACTCCAAATATAACTATTTCTCCAGACTCTGAACTTATATCAGGAGGATGGACAGATGAATATTTGAAGGGATTTACTGTTAAAACTTTTGAAGATAAACAAGATGCTTACTATTTTTCTTCTGAACTACCTGAATTAGATTGGGTTAAACTGATCAGAACACAAAAAGATTTTTTTAATACAATAGAGTCGAAAGTAGAAACAGTGTTAGATAGTCATAATTTCACTTACGAAATTAAAAGTAAAATGATGAAACCTGATCAAGCAAAACATATTATGTTTGACAGAGTATTGAAACATGGAATTAGATTTAATTTAACTACACATATGAATGATTTAGTATCTGTTGTGGTAACTAATCCCTGGTATGAAAATTTAGAAGACATGGTTAGTGTTTTGAGAAACATAGCAGATCTTCGAATTTCTAAAATTATTAGAAACAATAAAACTATAACTTTAGTTGGTGTAAATCATCTTAATTTTAATTATTCAATTAAATTAATACCTACTTTAATTAAACACGCGATTGATTGGAAAGATAAAAATGTCCATTCTAAATCTGATATGAATGAATTCAAACAAGTTATGGAAGAAATGTTTATTATGCAGTCTAAATTAGATAAAAAAAGTCGATTGAGGTAAAAAAATTGATATATATACATTAATTCCTTAGATTAATTCAATGCCTGAGCTATCAACTAAACAATCTTATGACCGGGTCAAGTATACCATTGATGAGACAAATAAAAGATGCCTATTTGAGGTTGTTTGTCTCGATGACCCTGACATTCACATGCTTATGATTGACACTCTATATGAGAAAATGTTAACAGAAAATGTTGATCATATGCGTATTTATTTCCCATCACGAGGACGTATCCTTCGCCAAATGAAAGTTGACGAAAAAGAAGATGATGAAACAGGTGAATTAGTCCCTGTTTTCGAAGATGTTTATGTCAATAATAATAGTTTCAATACAAGTTCTCTTTTTAAAGTTAAAGATCGAGGTGAAATTACAAACAAGAAATCACCTTATTATGGTAATCGTGTTGTTGATGTATTCGCAGATTGTTTCATTGACTTTTATAAAGCTAACATGAATTATCTTCTAAAAAATGTTCCCACTAAATTTAACAATGCTCAACCTGACGCCGAACCGTCAACAACAGATGATGAAAATGATTGGTCTACATTCATTAATACTAAAATGAAAAAAAGAGAATGTAAACAACGGCTACGCAAGACCATTAATCGAACTGCAAAGGAAACCCGTGCACTCTATCGTGCAGAAGAAATGAAACTTCAAAAAGTTGTGATTGATGATGAGGAACTCGAAAATGAAGAACCTGTCCAAGATAATGTTGGTGATAATGATCAATATCATAATGAAGAGTAATTTATTTATTTAAATTTTATTTGTTTTTAATAAATAAAAATTAATAAGAAGGATAAGCCATTAAAATAGCTACTATTAAAAATATAAAAGATACTAAACCTTCAAAGAAAGTCATCGAAAGAAATGTTTTTTTTTTTTCAATAGCGTTATAAGGAGTATCATAAACAACGCTAATTTTCTCTTCCAAATTATTTATTTTTTGATAAAGAGTATCTTGAAGCTTTTCGTATTGACTAAGTTTATATTCAAGAACTTTTGATAAACTTTCATAATCTTTTTCTTTTTTATAAAAATTTACTAAATCTTCAACTTCAGTTATTGTTAAATTTTCATTTAATTTTGTGTCTAAATTTAAACAATAATACCAATAGTTTTTTGGCAAGTATTTTTCATAAAAATTGTACTCATCTTTATTTTCTTTAATTGTGTTAATAAATTTTTTAACATAGGTTTGCATTCCAAAAATATTATACTCATCAACTAATTTCAATTTAAATTCTGTTTTATAAAGTTTATCTCTTAATTCGTATTTATTTTTAGTTGAATATATACATACTAACCTACACATATCATCTTGTAATTTATAAAAAGTATAACAGTTTTTATACTTCCTTTCCATTTCACAAGCTATGTCACATAATTCCTTATAAGTTATAGTTTTTCTATTGGCATCATAAAGACTTGGATTCTCTTTTATTTCTTGGTATATTTCATCAACAGTCACAAATTTATCTTCGTTGTCAAGCAATATATCAAAAATAGTCTCTTCAAGTGTCATGTTTGATTTAATATTTTTTGTATAATAATCAACTTTTATTTTGTATATTAAAAGTTGAACAATTTATATAAATTATTAATTATTAATTATGCAAAACTGTATCAATTATATGAAATCAGGATCACCGAATAGACTATTTGGCAATAACTTCATAGATCTTGTGAATAAAATATCTATTAACTCAATTGATAATAATGGTCAAACCTTACTACATCATGCTATAAAACTTCATAAAATAGACTATGTTGAACTATTGCTTTCTCTTGGCATCAACAATGATACTTTAGACCATTACAAAGATACTCCTTTGCAACTTGCAATTAAAGAACATTTTGTTCAGGGAGTACAAGCATTAATTAAATCAACTGCATATGTGACACCTGATTCAACAAAAGAAAAAAATAATTTGGAATACAAATACAATACTGAACGTAGAAAAAGAACTTATGCTGAAAGTCAAATGCAAGAAATGAAACGCGATCTTGCATCAAAAAATATTACTATCCGAGAAAAACAATATATTATAGACGATTTACAATACAAATTGGCAAAAACTTTGTCACCTTTTCATAAAAATCAATTATCGGAATTAACTAAAGATAATTGTAGATTAAAAGACCATGTGAACACCTTAGAAAATGATCTAACTCGAGAGAAAATTAAACGTAGTCAAATGGAATCAAAATATAATATTGTTCTTAATGAAGTTGAATCTCTTAAAACTAAAGTGCCAAAACTTGAAGCTGAACTTACTAAAGTTGTTGATGAAAGGAACACTTTTAAAAAACGTTATGAAAAACTAAGAGAAGGAATGAAAAAATAGATTTATTTAATTATTTATTAATTCTATTTATATTTTTATTTATCTAAAGTAATTTATTATGAGTAATATAAATAATAATCAAAATAGTTTAGATAAAAATATTGGACTCTTAGACTCTTTGATTTATGCTAGTATTAAAAATAAAGTTAAAGATGATGATACTATGCATTATTATTCACAAACTATAGAAGATGATAGTTTTGATCCAATGGGACCTTATTCTGAACAATGGAAAATTTTAGATAATATGGTAGATAATACCACTATAAAAAGAGCTTGTTGTTTAGGAAAAGATAATATTGATGTTCGAATCCCTATACCAAAAAAAATATTAAATGATATTGAATCTAATAATTTTGATAATGCAAATCTTGATTTAATGAAAAGTATAGGTTTTTTTGATAAACGTATTGAAATACCAAAAGGTAGATGTCCTGATGGTTATTCACCTTCTTCCAAACAATGTGATAATTTTTATGTAGTGTATTGTAAAAACTCTCTTGAAAACTTTAAAAAAACATTAAATGGTAAAACATATGATCATGATGAATTTATAAAATATAAACCTGAATGTGGATGCTATGGTGATTTATCTGCTTTTGGTAATAATATACCAAGTACTTTTCCCAGAAAATGTGTATTTTCAGGTTGTGGGCCAAGTTCACCTTCTTATGTTGACCCGTCTTCAAGAAAAGAAAGTTGCAGTCTTAATGTATGTCAATCTATTATATCAGCCGCAAATGCTACTGTTGGTGGAAATATAAATATTAAAGCGAATATAGCGCAAAACTGCGGGTTGCAAAATACAGATGATGGTACTACGACATCTATGGGAGTTGCCATACCAGGACAAAATAACTCTACTACACAAACCACTACAAAACCATCTAATAATACTACTCAATCTACTACACAATCTACTACAAAACCATCTAATAATACAACTACTCAATCTACTACACAATCTACTACAAAATCATCTAATAATACAACTACTCAATCTACTACACAAACCACTACAAAACCATCTAATAAT